CTCAAAGAGTTCTGGAAGATTTGCAGCATGATACCTGGCTAGTGTACCCATGATTGTAGCTCCTTTACTAAGCGAGTTGTGTTGTGATGTCCCTTTCGGCGACATAACTAATTATACACGATCCCTTAGAAAACGAGGTGATGGTTTCCGACTTAATCGTTTCGGTTTCCTACCATGAATATGAGTAAGATAGAAGTTTGAGTAGTTAACAATCACTAAAAGTACCAATAATATAGTGTTAACCATTATTCCTCCTGTGTTTTTCCTTTCTTACCAATGTTATATTTCTGTTCCAGTATCCAATCACCTTTGTCTTTATAAGAAAGTACTTTAATTTGATTAAGTGGTGCAATATCAGAAACCGAATCTGGTTTTACAACAGATATGAGACCCCAATCAGCGAGAAGACGAGCAATGCGATTCCGACGCTGAACATCGTTAGCAGTAAGATTAGCGTGTTTGCCATCAAGTGCAAATAACTCCTTAAAATGCACAATATAATATCTACCCTGCTTATGCAGAATATGGCAACTTTGGTAAAGTTTCTTTTCTTTTCTTGACGCTACACCAATACGTGTTAAAGTCTCACGAACTTTGAGAAAATCATCAGGTTCATTAAGAGTTACTTCCACCATTTGGTCTTGCGACCAACTTACTTCAGGTTCTACCGTAGAAGTAGTCATTTTATTCCTCCAGTATCAAGTCGTTGTTTAATGTAATCCAGTTGTTGTTTTGATAAAATTTTCAGTGCTTGAGACGCTTTCTCATTACTATAACCATAGTATTGTTTAACACTTTGGAGGTCCGTGACTTTTTCCTTTCGGAGCCAGGGAGAAAATCTCTTCTTTTTCCTAAGTGTATTTAGATAAAAAGAATATTGCATATCCTTATCTAAATTAGGATATTTATTCATCTCATTGGCAAACATCACACAATCAAGATGCCCTGATAAACAACGATTAACAATGTATGGAGGATACTCTTTTACAGTAGAAGGATCTTCCATTAAATTTTCTTTGGTAAAATTAATGGAATTTAACCAATCTTTTAACTCTGTCATATCAAAATATAAGGATCAATATCTTCACCTAATTCATCTACATCCCTCAATAGATTATTAAACCTATCATCGAATTTGGCAAGTTCTTGTTCTCCCTTTGTTGTATAGTGAAGAACAATAGGATTAAAGAACTCCTTGTGCTTCTCTTCTACATACCCCTGAGTCACGTCCTGAACCGCCAGTAACCCACCTGAAACTTCTAAGCGACTCAATATAATCCATACAGCGTATTGATCGACTATACGAGGATTAGGGATAGGCATAAAATGCTCTCTCTGCTTAAACTCTTCCATCAAGTTAGTCAATTCATCCAGACATCCAATGATCCTCTGATGGAGATTATTATTAAGGAGCATTACTCCACAGCAATACTTATGAATCTCTACCTTTCCACCCAAATCATAGATACATGCATCAACAGTATCTAACTGATCTCTTATATTCTTTCCACCACCCGTATTAGGATCATATCTAAATCCAAACTCCTCTCTACCATAAACATCATATCTACAATAAGTATCAAACAAATACTGTACATCATTGTAAAAAATAGTATCAGAATCTAAGTAGAGGAGATTACAAGATTCCTCTGCAAAATACTTTAGATTATACCATCTATGAATTGACCATGCACTTAACATACTATGGTCAAACCCTTCCTCAAATGGCTCAACTACTACCCTATAGTCAGTAGAGAAATTAGAGGGAATAAGAGAAGGGTCATCACAAAACAAATAAACAGATATTTCATTGTTAAATTCTCTAAGTGAAGAAATGCTATGTTCTAAGCGTTTTATCTCATGCTCATTAATATGATCATGAGGACTTTTCTTATAAGAATAAAAAACTATATTCTCATAATAGTTATTTCGACCACGAAGGTTATCTAATTTTTCACGCAGCGTCATCAACAAGACCTTCTTTCTTTAGTCTATTATACTTATAACATCCATCAAACGTCAACTGAATCTTTGGCTTGTTACCATAATTCATTAAAAGTAATTCCTTTCTTTCCTTCTGATCTCTCATATACTCACCCACAGAACGCATTGTATAAGTTAAATCAAACTCAGCAGCATTCCAATTCTTAAACCTATCCTTAACTAATTGATCTGAATTATAACTAATCATCATATCAATCTTATGTGCATCACAATCCGCAGCAAACTTATCATGATCAAATCCCTTATGCATAGATCCCTTCTTTCCATATAGGTTATCCTTAATATCATAAGGAGGATCTAAGTACATGAAAAGACCATCATGGATATCATTCTCCATTAAATGTTCATAAGAATACTGATTGATATGCCAATGAGAAATTATATCTGAATATCCTGGTAACTTCTCAATCCCTCTCATAGAGAAATTAGAAATAGATGCCTGTTGAGAAAATGATGAACTCTCAGTAAGTCCACTGAATGAACACTTATTAACAATATAAAATGCTGCAGCACGTTCTAAGTCATCAATGCTTCTGTCATTAATTACCTCTTTAGAATTAACAAAAAGTTCCCTTGCTGTTTCTGGATCAGGATGAGAGGATTTATAATCCTTTATAGTTTTGGTTAATTCATTTCCAAATGTTTGTAACTGTACCCAGAAATTAATAAGAGGTTCATAAAGATCATTAACGGTAATCTTAAGATGAGGATACTTCTTTGATACATGAATTGCTACACTACCACCACCAAGAAAAGGTTCCCTAAACTCCGTATAACTACGAAGATCAGGGAAATAAGTATCCATCTTCACACATGCACGAGACTTACCTCCAGGGTAGCGTAAAGGAGTCTTTAATGCTTTTAATGATTTAATACCCATATCAATCTCACAACCATAAAAATAAAAATAACATAGTAGGTCCACATAATAGTCATCCCAATCTTATTATGACGGGATCCTCTTACATATGGATGAGCACCAGAGGGAGCACTGTCCCATCCTTTTTGCATGTACTCACTTGGATCAATTTTTTTCATTACCAATCAGGGTAGTGGTTCATATTTGCAATATATTGATATATCAAATCCAATCCAAATACAAATGTCTGTCCATTTTCATCTTGAAGATAGAAAGGCATAGTAGGATACATTCTCCTTGCAGTATAATACTGACTAACAACTGCGTAGTCATCATCAATCCATCGTTCCTTTTCCAGTTCTTCTTCAGTCATCAATATATCCTTTGAGGAGGATCTGTAGGATGCCACATGCCTTCTTCTTCCCAATCAGGAACCACCATACGATGACGACGAGGAACACCGAAGTCTAACTGGATAGGAGAATCTAATACTCTATCAAAACTCTCCGACATTCTACGGAAACCACCTCCTACAAATAACTGCCCAGCACATACTGCTACGGTACAGGTTCCCCAAAAAATATAATACCATTGAGATTTAACTTGATGTCTTTTCTTTTCTTTTGTCATGGTCGATCAGGATGTTCTAATTGTTCAGTAAGTCTTGCACCAACAGGACCATCATCAGAATAAACTTCTAACTTATGAATCTTGATGGAATCTTTCTCAAATATTGTAACATCAACCTTACCATCTTTGCAAGATATCTTTACAGTTCCATTACAAGACCAATCTTCTGGTTCGTTATAAAACTTATATACAGGATAAGGGTCACGAGTTTGAGCACCGGCTACAACCCTATAAAATTCTTCAGTCATCTTTTAATAGTGGGGTTTGTTTGGCAAGTTCAATATTCCTCTGATCTAGATTCCTATTGAAATTCCAATAGTTAAATTTAATATAGATCTTGTAAGGTAAACAGAGAAGTTTCTGAGTGAACCATTCAAGATAGAGTAAGGAAAGAATAATGTATTTCTCAATCATACTGAGTATTACGGAATGAAAACTGACTTAAGTTTTACGTATTGAATACTAACGAACACCATCCTCAACAATCATCTTACGAACTGTATTCCATAATACACGGAGTTTCTTATCACTCCTTGACCGTTCTTCTTTAATTTGATTGTAATGATCAAGAAGTTTCATACCCTTCTTCGACTCTAGACTCAAACTGTACTTACATACAGATGATGCTTTTCTCAAATGCCACTTGTAGTTAGAAGCAACTACTCCAGCATTCATATGATAAGGAGTAATTCCAAAATAAACTTCCTTAGCATACTTCCAATAAGCAGGAAGTCCTACATCAGATCGAAGACGTAACTCTCCATCTGGTTGGAGAATCGTCAAAACAACATTATAAAGACGCTTAAGTTTATCACTCTTATAATCTAAAACGATAGTCTTTAGACCAGATTTGTTATTGTTAAATTCAATTCCAAAGAAACTTAAGACATCTTCATCAGCAACTTCAGATGCAAGAAGTAAAACATTCTTTTTAATCCAACGAGTTACAGCATCTTCGTGATCATATGCTCCCTTTATCCCATACTTCAAATTACGGGCAAAGTTAATATCTTCATTTAACTTAGTCCTATCAAAAAATTTAGACTCACTTTTTTCTTGATATTCACTAGTTCTTACTGGATTAAACCTCTTCAATTGAGAAAAAGAATTTGGCGATACTTCCAATAAATACGCTATAGCTCTGACATCATTCTCATCAGTCTTTTCTAAAAGATCTGAATCATTTAATGACGCAACCTTTCTAGCAGTTGGAGTACACTTATGTGGGAAGAGACGGATCTCTACCTGCATTTCTTCAGCATTTTTCTCAATAGTCTTTAGTTGTTCATAAGTAAAAGGTTGAGCAAGACTATTGTTTTCTTGAGCTCGCATATGTGCTTCTTCGACAATAATGCGATCACCTGGTTCGAGATCTGGAATATTGAGATTGACTATACTATCATGATTTAAAATAGTATACTCATCTGTAGATGTGTTAAGGACATGTGAATGGCACTGTCCGCAATCCATAATAAATGTGTTCATAATTTTGAGTATTGGCCGATGAAAACTGATAAAAGTTTTTGCATTTGAATACTGACGGGTATTACATAGTGAATACTGACATGAGTATTATGTGTTGAATACCTACTTGGGTATTACATAGTGAAATCTGATAAAAGATTTATGACTTGAATACCTACTTGAAGTTACATTCTACCATGATTTCAGTCAAACATGCAAGTAGGTTTATTTCTTGATCTGCTACGAAGGCAATTTGGTACTGATACTTAGCAAGAATAAGAACAGCAGCAGGGATGGAAGTAGGAACCAAGGACCCGGAAAGAGAATCGTAAATAAGGCGAAGTAAAACCCCAGGATCATTGTCCAGGTTATTGACACACCATTTACGTACTTCCGGAAAGTTCTTTTCTTTGAGCGTTTTAATGAGATCATCTACTTTAACTTCTGAAAAATGTGCAAGAATTCCACTATCTATCTTTCCACTAACTGAATATCTCTGACATTCATTTAGGACTCTTCTCCAGTCTGGGAAGTGTTTGTTGATGAGTTCTGCGAGGACTTTCTTATCACTTTGAATCCGTTCACTGTCCAAGATCCCGTTAAGACGTTTGAAAAAGCATGTTGCGATTTCTGCTTTTTGTTTTCCTTTAATTGCGAAATCAACGACGGCACATCTGCTATGGAGGGGTTCAATGATTTTGTTTTTGTAATTGCAGGTAAAAATGAATCTGCAGTTTCCGGAGAACTCCTCAATACTCGCTCTAAGAAGGAGTTGTACGTCGGGAGTGGTATTGTCTGCTTCATCGATGATGATGACTTTATGCTTTGCTTCAGACGAGAGAGAGACTGTTGAAGCGAAGTTCTTTGCGTTGTTTCTGACGGTATCGAGGAATCGTCCTTCGTCTGATCCGTTGATGACATAAACATCTACTCCTAATTGATTACATAATGCTTTCGCAACTGTCGTTTTACCACATCCCGCAGGACCGGCAAGAAGAAGATTTGGTACTTCCCCTTTATCTAGGAAATCAAGAAAAGTCTTCTTGATAGATTCTGGAAGAATACAATCCTCAATTGTTTTAGGTCGATACTTCTCAACCCAAAGAAACTCATCCCTCATAATTTCTCAATCTCACATAGTATGGTGCAAGAACGTGAGTGTTGAATTGTTTTCCAACAATACCACGTTCTAAATTTAATTCTTGAAGTAATCCCCACGTCTTTCGTTCTTTATCCCATTGTAATACCTGTACATACTCATGTCCATCCTCTAACAACTGAACAGCAACATCTTGTGCATCTGTCCAATCCTCAAATTCTTTACCTCCTACTTGATACATAAAAAATTATAATTAAGAGTAACCCTAATAGGATATTTTACAGGACAAGAAGATGAATGGTAACTTCCAAAAGGAAAAAGAACTGCTGTACCTTTTCTAGGAATAACCTCCTTTATTACCTTGCCATTTTTCCAAAATTTAGTTGGACCATCACTATCATTGACATAATAAAGAAGGGTTGTATGTTCATCTTGTCGATCTATATGAGGATCATGTGGAGATCCATCATTTAGATTTCTAGTAAACATTCCTGCCCTTATTCTCAAAATGTTTTTAATTTTTTGATCTGCTTTAGCAAGAGCTTCAGTGAGAATAGGAACAGTTAATTGATAATTAGAAGACAGTCCAGATTCTTCATCAAATATACGATGAGTAAATCCAACATTAGTATCAGATTTTATAGATATAGAATCAGAATTATAATACCAAGGAAACTGATTAGATAAAAATGTTTCTTCTACTATATTCTGATAGGACTTTGATATAAAATCTTTAAGTATTATCATCCAAATGTAGAATCAGGTTCTAGTGCTATAAAATAGATGAGATCTAAATTCTTACTAGTAAATCTAGAGAGAAGTTTTTGAGATACCACTACATCATAAGTTCCAGGAAGAATCTTAATATTCTCTATCTTAAAATTGAAAGAGAATACTGAATCAGTTTCTCCTACATTAATAGCAAAAGTATTAGATGTATCATTCTTCTTATCCCTTACTACCAATTTAACAACACCATTCTCTCCAACTGCACAAAGATCAGGAAGTTGATAGATTGCTGCTGCCTTAAGAAGTTTATCTAGATGATCAGTACTCAAAGTAAAAGTAGCATCTTCACTAGGAAGAGTAATCTCTTTCTCAGGTGGTGTAATAATTACATTAGGATCAGCAAAGAAATACTTTGATCTAGATCTACCTTCCTTAATTACAACATAATTCTCCGCCTCAAAATTAAGTTCAGGAGCACTAGGTTTATGCAACTCAACACCATTCAAGAATTGATTGAGATCATAGATACCAAAATCTCTAGGAAAATCTTCTGACACTGTTGCCTCAGCCAAAATATTCTTCATAACAGAGATGGTCGTCAACTTATTCCCTTTCTTAAAAAGAATAGATTGATTGATCTCCTTAAAGTTCTTTAGTAAATTAATAGTCTTTTCAGAAAGTTTCATAACGAGCGTTAGTGTAATCAGGTTGTTGAGTGTTGCCGCTAAAGTAATACAAAAGCAAACAGTAATGCATTGCTTTTAGTATATCATTTTTTGCTGATCCCTTCTTGTCATATCGACTCAAATACTTAATAGCATTAGAACGACAGAATGATTCAGCATCGCCTACAGAATGAATAAGATCAAGAGTTTGTACATCAGAATTCTTATTTGTATAATGTCCCTGATAAGTTGAGGAAACATAAGATTTAAGATCAGCAATACCTTTATCTTCTTGATATTTTTGAGTTGATCCACTCTTTAGATCTGGTTTTGGTTTTGTATCTGACACCATAGAATCTACAAGAAAATCAACTGCAGTATTATAATACTTAGGATCATCGTAGGCAGTACCAGCATATCCAGCAAAGGAAATATGATCTTCACCCATTCCACCTACAACATGAGATCCTCCAAAATCAATAGTATCCGGTGAAGCGGAACCATAGATCGGATATCCATATCCTAAGTTTATAGTATCAGCAGCTCCTACAGCACTCTCTGATCCACTAAAAGTGATAGTATCACTACTACCACCTCCAACAATCGTCACATCATCATTCTTCATAATAGGATAATCCTCATCCATAGTACCATTAATTTCTGACCAAAGCAAACTCCATGCATTAACCATTATATCATCCCTCCTTTACTTGGTCAACGAGAAGTTCAACATCAGCATCCACCTTATCATACAACTCAAGAAATGCTTGCTTAGTTTCATCATCAAAACGATTTACACAAACACTAATTGCTTTCATCTTATCATTAAAGATAGAATAAGCACGTAAAATGTGGACAAGACGACGAGTGCTAATGATCTCTTCTATTCCACCATCATAGAATGTTTTGCGAATAATGTCACCCCAATCTACAAGTCTCTTACAGAAATCAGTATCAGTCACACCAAGAGTAGATGCAACTCTTCCTAAGATCTTTGCTTCTATTGTAGGTGCTGGATAGTCCTGCTCAAAGGTTACAGGGAATCTTTCAAGGAATGCTTCATTAAGAACATTGGTTCCAATAAATCTTCCATCATCCGATCCTTTACCTTTTGTATTAGCAGTGGCAACCACATTAAATCCCTTGGCAGGTTGCACAAACTTACCAATCTTCTTAAGGAATATTCCTTTACCCTCAAGGATAGGTTGTAAACAAAGAATCTTATTAGATGCTAAATCTATCTCATCTAAAAGGAGGACAGCTCCCCTTTCCAGTGCTTCGATAACTGGTCCATTATGCCATACAGTGTTACCATCAACAAGGCGAAAGCCACCAATAAGGTCGTCTTCGTCGGTTTCGATTGTGATGTTGACACGGATCAATTCTCGCTTGAGTTGAGCACAAGCTTGTTCGACTCCGAAGGTTTTTCCATTCCCAGAAAGACCCGTGATAAACGTAGGATAGAACATACGGGTTTTGAGAATGGTCTTAATATCGCTAAAAGGACCAAAGCGGACGAAGGTATCATCGT